CCGGTGCCGGTTCTGCGGGTGGGGCAGCCCGCCCGATGGGGGCGCTACACGGCGCGCGGTATGTGGCTGGTGGGGGGGTGGCCGGGGGGGGCCGGGGATGGCGCCCAGGATGATTCGCCAGCCGTTGCCGTCCCAGACGTGCCAATATCCGGCGATGTACCAGGCCATTCCGGCGTCGGCGTCACCGAGGTCATCGGGTAGGTCGACCGGCAGGTTGATCGTGGAACCCCACTGCGGGCGCCAGAATGGCGACATGTCGCCGCGGTCGCCCTTGTCGCCCTTGATTGCGTCCAGGACGATGTTGTCCTCGCCGGGCATCAGTGTGAATGTGCCGACGATGGTTTGCGGGTCGCCGGGGTTGCGTGGCGCCGCGTAGAACAGGGTGCGGATTACCCTTTCGCCCAGAAAGATCGGCTCGGTGGGGATGAGTGCGGACGTCACGATGTGCCCTCCTTGGTGTCGTCGCGGTCTTCGGGTTGTTCGTCGTCGGTGTCGGCGAGTCGGGCGGTGTATTCGTCGCGGTCATCGGCCGACACCTCGGCGTGGCTGCGGTCGTAGGCGCGTTGGCCTTTGCGTTTGACCATCTCGATCAGCGCGTCGCGCACTTCCGGATCCAGCTCGTCGATCTCGCGTGCACGTGCGCGCGCTTCACGGCGGGCGTCCCTGTTCCGGGCGCGCGGTGTGTCTTCCTTTTTCACGACCCATTCGACGGCGTCGACCAGTCGCCCGCTCTCGTCGGGCAGTCTGCGCGGCCGGATGAACGCATTGTCTTCGTCGACGTCTGCGCCGGCCAGCGCGCCGTGGAACATCAGCAGCTGCAGATGGTCTTCTGGCATGCCCAGGCCCCACCCGTTCGGGCCGACAGCGTCCCGGAACGCCTCGCACAGCCGGTCTTGGCGCGCGAAGATCTCGTCAAGTTCGGTTTTGGTGAATTTGCGGTCGTACGGAAACTTCGGAAATACCTTGCCTTGCTTTTGATTTCGTCTGCTCATCAGAACATGTCCCCGCTTCCTGCTAGTAGGGCCGCGAAGTTCGCGACGTTGCCGATGGTGCGGAACCCGCGGGCGACCGGGTCTTCGTCGCGGGAGTCGTCGCCGAACGACACGGTGGGCCGGCCCGCTGTGGTGCGGTCGCCTTCGCCCTTGATGGCCATGATCTGGTCGGTGTAGACAACGCCCCGGATTTCCGCCGATACCCGGTCGCCGAGCCAAAAATCCTCGCCGAGGATGTAAGGCTGTCCGTCGCCGACGTCGAACTTCATCGACCGGTACGCCTTCATCTCGAAGTCGCCGGCTGCTAGCTCTTGGATGGCGTTTATTACGTACGCCGTTCCGCCCGGATTCTTGAAATACTCTCGGAACGCGTAACTTCCGGCCTTCGCCGAGCGCAGCGGGTTGACGTACCGCATGAACGCCAGGAACACGTCGTCCAGCTGGCCTTGATACAGGTTGTCCAAACCCTCCACGCCGTAGGCCTCTTGGCCGAGCACCACTTGCGCGAGTTGCGATATGCCGTAACGGATCGCGAATGTGATGGCCTGATTGACCCACTGCGGCGATTTGCCGCCGACGATGATGTCGGTGGCGCGGCTCTTGTAGATGCGCAGTTTGCGGCGGCGGATGTTGCCGTATCCGACGTCGCGGTACACGAACGGCGGCGGCTTCGGGGAAACCAGCAGCAGTTTCCGGAAGAACGGGTCGACCTCGCCGTCGTGGTCGGCGTCGATCGGGATCAGCGTCTCGGTGATCAGGTCATCGAGGGTCGCGGCGAACAGGTTGATGGCGCCGTCGAGCATGGTGCCCGTCGGGCCGGTCACACCGGACTTGTCTTCGAACGACAGGATCACGCAGGCGCGTGTGGGCTTGAGGATTTCGGCGAGTTCGGGGCCGAACATGGTGTACGGGGCGGGGTCGCCGGGTAGCCACGTGTAGGCGCGGCAGATGACGCCGGCGTCCTTCATGACCGGCGACAGAACGGTGTGCGCGTCCTTCCAGCGGGAACCGACGGTGCACCATCGTGATTGGTCGAACAGCCCCGCCACGGGCATGACCTGTACAGGCCAATTGAGCGGCGAGGTGTTCTGCAGCCATGTTTCCGGCGCGAACAGGTTCCGCGGTACCGGGAAGAATCCGTTGAGCGTGAACAGTCGAATGCAGTTGAAGAACACGGCGGTCGCGCAGGTGCTGACCGTGGGACCGCCCCACAGGAACATCTTGGGCAGCTGCACCTCCATCGGGAATATGGGGTTGGCTGCGAGATAGATTCCCTTGAGGTGGCGTCGATTTGAGATGCACTTGAGGGTGGTGACGGCAGCCTTTCCGGCTTCCTCGTCGTCCTCGATGACCTGCACCTTGCCGCCCCATCGGGTCCGGAAGTCGTGCGGCTTGTCAGGGTCGGGGTCGATCGTGATGTGAATGTCTTCGTCATCACCGATCTGGTAGGTGATGATTTCGCGTAGCCAGTCATTGGCCTTGCCGGAAAACGTGATGTTGGCTTCGCCGTCCTCGGTGGCCAATTCCTCCCAGTCCCACTTGTCGAGGTTTTCGACGCGGGCGATAAACCGGAATTCCTTGTCCCAGATACGAACCAACGGCGCCTTGGTGCGGCGATTCATGTAGGCCCAGCGCCGCTCTAGCAGATGCATCCGCAGCTCTGGCGTGAAATCACCCGCAAGCGTCTTCGGGTCCAGGGTGAGGGTGGGCGCGGTCATGCGAGCGCGCTTTCAAAGCGTTGCGGCAGCTGGCACCAAATCTTGCCGCCAGGCTGGTTATGCGACACCGGGATCGTCGCGACGGTGCGCGGCGGGATCGGAACCGAGAACCCTTGGCCCCGGAACCGCTGCAGCAGCGGCAATCCCGAATCGCCGTAGTTACTCAGAATCCAGTTCAGCAGCTCGCTATTGCGGATGAATTTCTTGACCAGGTTGTCGGGCGGATCCTGGGCGGTGATCGCGATCCGGTGCGTCGGATCGGTGTCGATGACGCAGTGCTCACCGGGATTCAACTCCGGAACATCGATCATGTTCGCGTCGCGTGTGCGGGTGAACGTGCCCAAGATCTCGTCAACGAACGGGATCCCGAAAAGCCGCGACAGCTTCGGCCAATCGTCGAACGGGTTCTCTTCGCCCGACACGATTGCGTTCGGGCCATCCCCCAGACGCACCTTGGACGGCGCGGTCTTGGACGCCTGCACAAAGAAGATCGGCCACGCCGGTTCGGTGGAACGGTTCGCGATCCGGATGAATCCCAGTCCGGGGCCACCGGGCGGGCGCACGAACGGCGGCGGCGAGGTGTCGGGCCGGTGCCAGCGCGGCTCACCGTCAGCGGCCAAGATGATCTCGTGCAACGCGACACATTGCAGCGCGGGGTCATCCGGGAGCGCGCATTTGGGCGCCTCGAGCAGCTGCATCGGAATCCACAGCTGGCCGTGACGGCGGGTGGTGACCGTGAAGTATCCGGTGGCGTCCTTCTTGCATCCTCGCCACCAGCGGGCCTCGGTGTCATACCAGCCGAGCGACGAATCGGACATCAGGCCCAACGTGAACGAGATTTCCCGTCGGCCGTCGACGGTGCGTTCAAACCGCGGTGGGCCGTAGGCGGGTGTGGTCCATATTCCTTCGAACGGGACGTGCACCATGCCGTCGATGGGTCCGGTGATGAACGCGCCTTCGCTGCCCGCCAGTTGCCCGGTGAGCGGCCAATGGTGGCCATCTGATCCGATCCATGCGCATGAGACCGCCTCGCCTCGTGCAGCTTCGGACAGCTGCGACCAGGGCACGTTGCGGCGTGGCCCGGTAAGTTGTGCGCTCGTCATTAGGGGCCACCGCCGATGGGTTCGTGGGTCATCTGGCGCGGTGTGTTCAGCAGGACGCGGCGGGTGCGGTCGGCGATCGACCGCTCGTCGCCCTGCGGGTTATTGATCGTGAGATTGACGGACTGATCGACCGGCCCGTTGCCGACACCCGGCGGCATACCCGAGCCCGGATGCGCCGATACGCCGGTGAGGGACGGCAGCATCGACGACACTTCGGGCACCATCCCGAACGGCAAACCAGACGTGGCGCCGCCGCCGTCGAAGCTCGCGCCACCGAACGCGCCACTGGGGCTACCGAGCCCGCCGCCGCCACTGGCGCCGGCCAGCAGACCGCCCGCGAAATTGGTTCCCTGCGGCGTGTACTTGATACCCAAGATGGCCTTGGCCAACTTGACGATGCCCAGGTCTTCGATGTTCGGGAACACCGAACCATCCAGACCGAATGTCTCGGCGAACCCGCCACCGATGATCTTGCCTATGTCGCTGAGATCATCGCCGCCCTTGCCCTTCTTGGATTCCTTAGCAGCAGTGAACTTTCCACGCTGGGCGTCAGCGAGGTCGGCTTGCGTGTCCTGGGCTTCGCGGCGCGCTTTCGCCGCATCGGCCTTCGCCTTCTCCAAGGCGTTGTCGGCAGACAGCTTCTGGGATTCCGAGGCGTCGAAGTCGAGTTCGGTCTTACGCGCCTCGGCGATCTTCACCTGTGCGTCTGCGTCTTTGATGCGCTGCTGCGCATCAGCGGCACGTTCCTGGGCTTCGCGGACCTGTTTCGGATCCGGGTTGTAGTAGCCGGGCTTGCCGTCCTCGTCGTATCCCGGTGTACCGCGGCCAGTCTGGTATCCGGCGCCGAACACGCTTCCGCCGCCGCCACGGCCACCGCCAGCGCCCCCACCGCCGCCGCCGAACAATGTGGCACCGCCACCGCCAGAGCCGCCTAGGCCTTCGCCGTAGAGGTTCGGCAGGTACATGTGTTGGTCGAACTGCGGGCTATCGGCCCCAGCGGCACCCGCGCCCACCCGGAAATCACCGTGCGAGCCGCCAGACTCTGCGGGTGTTCCGTCCGACAGCGTCAACGCCATATGGCCGTCATTCGGGTTCGGACCATGGTCGTACCAGCCGACTGTGATCGTGCCCGGACCGCCCATGCCGCGCTGGAAACCGCGCGCCGCCAACCATTGTTCGGCGTTCTTCGTGGTCATCAGGGAGTCGTCGGGCAGGCCCATCGCCCGGTTGATGACGCGGGCAGCCATGCCTGAACAGTCGTTGCGGCTGCCCTGGCTGTACGGGGTGCCCGTCATGCCTAAGGCGGCGATCACATCGGGGCCGCGGAACCCACCTGTTTCGAATCCCCGGATAGCGCCGAGCCGCCGCCCGGTCTCTAGCCAGATATCAAGCGAGCGTTGCCCACCGTCCAGTGGGATGAATGCTTCTCCCCCGGTGGATGGTTCAGCCCACTGCACCAGCCCTGAACCGGGCACCGCGGGCTGAATGATCGCCCGACTCGGCAGGGTGCCGCCTTGAGCGAACGACGCCACCGAATCCCACACGTCGAAAATTCCGCCACGAGCACGCGCAGGCGGAAGGAACGGATTCCACGGCGCTTTAACGTTGGCGTTGCCGCCCAGGAACGGGCCCGTGACCTGGGTCTGTCCAGGGTTCTGCAGCATGTCGCGGAACAACGCCCACTTGTGTTCTGCCTCCGAGGTATCGGCGCCGATCGGGACCTCGGCCGGCTTGTCCTTCTCGATCGATTTGCGCCAGGTGTCAAGGATCTTCTTGCCCTGATCGGTGTTCGCGGTGACCGTCACCGTTCCGTCAGGCAGGGTTTCGACTTGCACTCCGATATCGGCGAGCTTGCGGCGGACCTCGGGGGTGTTCTCCGAGATCTGAATGGTCTTGCCGTCTGGGATATTTGCCGTGGCCTCGCCCAGCGCGGTAGTGAATTCGGCTGCAGTGGCCATCTCTTCGGAGCTGGCCTTGATCTTGTCTCGCATCCGGAACAGGGCGTTGTTCAAATCGTTGGCGCCGTCGGCCACCTTGTTCAGTCCCTGGCCCCACGCGAACGCTTCCTCGGCGGCTCGCCGCTGCTCATCGGCCTTGTCGTGGCGTCCGAAGAAATCGTCGACCGCGGCTCCCGCCTTGAGTAGTGTGCCGACGAAATTGCCGACACCGCCGACCAATAGCGCCAGCGCGCGCGCCGCTTGGCCTGTCATGCCGATGATGGATTGGCCGAACACGATCGCGACGTCAGCAGCCTGGCCGAAGAACCGGATGATTTCCGGGGCGTGGGCCTGCGCCCACTGGGACAGCTCGGTCAAGCTGACGTTGACGAACTCAAAGAGCCCGGACGCCAACGGTTCCAGCGCGGTCGCGGTGTTGTTTTTGAAGATCTGCCACTTCTGTTCGAAGTCGTCGGTGTCGGCGGCGGTGTCGTTGATCGACGAGCCGGTCGATTCGAGCGCCGATTGCAGCGTCTGCAGATCAATTGCCCCGCGCCGAATGGCGTCGAGGAACTGTCCGCCGCCCTTAGGGCCGAAGATCTTGTTGGTCAAGTTGATCGCGTCGGCGTCGCGGCCAGCGTCGCTCAACGCCTTGATTTGCGTGACAGTCTGTTTCAGTGCATCCGGGCCTGTGATGCCTTGCTTTCTCGCGAGAACGGTCATCGCCTTGTTCAAGGCCATCAGCGATTTCTCGGCATCGAGCCCGGCTTCGTCGAGCGTGCCGATCAGTGCCGCGGACTGGCCGAAGTCGAATCCGAACTGGCGAAGCTGCGGGCCACCCTTGGTGACTGTCGACAACAATTCGTTGATCGGGATACCGGTGCGCTGCCACGCGCCGAACAGCGAATCGAGGGTCGCGACCTGATCCTTGCCTTCGACCCCGAACGACCGGAACGCGCGGCCAAGCCCGCGCACATCGACCGCTTCACCGGTCAGCCGGCCGAGGTTGGCAACCGATTTCGACACGGCGTCTAGCTGCGGGCCGGTCAGATGCAGGTCGCGGTTGACCTCGCCGACGACCTTGCCGAGTTCGGTGAACGGAAGTGGCACAGAGCGTCCGAGGTTCTTTACGGACAGTTCCAGTGCGTCGAGTGTGTCTCCGCTGGCGCCGGTGGTGATCTGCAGCTGGTCGAATGTTTCGTCGAACTGTGCGCCGACGTCATACAACTCGCGGGTCAGCTGGACAGCGCCGGTGACCGCCGCTGCCAGGCCTGCACCGACCGCCGTGCCCAACGCGGCTGCTGCGACTGTCGCCTTCCCCGCCAGACCTTCGAAGCTGAATCCCAGACTGTCAATTCCTCCGGAGGCCTTCTCGTGCCGTTTCAGTGTGTCGTCGTAATCGGACTGGGCAGCTTCGGCTTCCTTAATCGCGCGTGCCTCGTCGCGTCGCGCTTTGTTCCGGGCTTCGGTGGCTGCGACGATCCGGTCGTTGGATGCGCCGATCTTCTGTAGCCGCTGCAGTTTCGCTTCAGCGGTCGTCAGCTTGCCGGTCGCGTCAGCGGCCTTGTCTTTGATCTTGATGACGTTGTCGTAGGCGCGGGACAGCTGCGCTTCCGACGAGACGATGCCGTCGGCGAGGTTCTTTCCGAAGTCCTTACCGAGCTTGGTTCCGAGCCCGCCCACGGATCGGTTCAGCGCCGTCTGCGACTTCGATTCGATGCCCGCAAACGACGGGATGACGGGAAGGGTGTAGTACCCGAAATCCAAGCCCTGTGCTGCCACGGTGTGGCTTCCGCCTTACCTCAGGTGCAGCGCGCGCCGCACAATCCGCCGCAGCCAGATCGGCCACGGCTCGATATACAGAGGTGTTTCGATTTCGGTGATGTACTGGAATTGGTTGTCCCACAAACTGATGCGTGGGCGGCTTCTGATTCGGCGCCACGGATACCGAGTGGCGCCGCGGTTCACAGCGTGCACTCCTTCTCGACGACGGCGCGCACGTAGTCGACGAACTTGTCGAAGTCGTCGCCCGTCGGGCACTTCTCGGCCAATCGCTGCCACTGCTTCTCGCCCCCAAGTAGCGTCACTACGGCTTCATAGTTGCGGCCACGCGCGAAATCCCTTAGCGCATTGACCGGCCAGCGGCCACGGCGCTTCGGGATCGTGAATTTGAGCCCTTCCCAGATCAGGTCGACGGTCGCCTTGTCGGGGTCAATCTGCTCGTCAGGGTCTTCTACGGACTTGCCGCGGGGGTTGTTAGCCATGGTGTTTAGCGTTTTCCTAGTTCGTGTCGCCGGTTCGCTATTGCCTGTTCCATAGCCGAGACCGCCGGCGCCGCGGGCGACGACTGCGCGGCGTAAGCGGCTTCTCGTTCCTTCAAGTTAGCGACATGATTGGCTTTCGCTTGCATAGCTTCGAGAGCCTTTGCTATCTCATGCTGCCGAAGTGGGCGACCCGGATATATTTCCCCTGTGAGTGCCTGATATACAGAGGCGAGAATGAACATTTGCTCGGTCCAATGTTCTTTGCCACCGTTCTGTGCGCGCACGATCGAAGACGTTGGATCTAGCCGGCGAATATAGGTCCAAATCCGGCGCAATGACAAAGTGCCCGTGAACCGTTCGGAGTACTCCACACCCCAGAACCGGCGTAGGTCACTGGCTAGGTCTTGCTCGAATCGGTCCAAGATGTTGACCAATGTCGTTATGCCGCCGAACCATTGGTCCGGCGCAGCGGGTGTTTCCGGCAGCCGTGATATTCCGACGGCGTCGGCCATGGCGTCGGACAGCTCGCGGTAGTCGTCGACCGTCGCGTCGTCGCGTAGTCCACATTCCTGCCCGGCCAGCAGGTAATCGACAGCGTTGAACGGATGTTCACGTACAAGATTGAGCGGCCACACCTCCAGGTTCAGGGGAACCCGGATGGTGTGGCCGCGGAACTGCGCTTCGGCTTCGGTGGCACCCAGCGCTTCTAGCCGTGCGGCGTCAGACGTTTTCGCCGCCACCTTCGCCATCGACGTCGCCACCGGGCGCATCCGGTTCGGTGCCTTCCGTGTTCGGCATGTCGGCTTCGGCCACGTTCACCGACTGCGATGTGCCGCGACTGCGGCGCGCGCGCTTGGCTTTCGGCGGCGCGTCCTCGGCGTCTTCGGGGTCTTCGGGGTCTTCGGCCGGGTCGTACAGCACCGCCTCCTCCTTCCCGATCAGTGCCGCCGCCGAGACGTCATCGACGTCGAGCACCGACCCTTTGCGGAACTCCGGCTTGTCGATCAGCAGACGAATTGTCTTCACGATGTCGCCCCTTCCGCTATGCGCTCTGCTGCACGGCGAACAACTTGCGGGCAGAGTCCGGGAAGATACGGCATTCGACCTCGCGAGGAGTCGCGTCGCCTTCTGCATCCTTGATGTTCGGCGTCCAGAACCGCGCCGGCCGCTTGGAAATCTCGCGGCGGATTTCACCGCTGGCGGTGCGCTTCTCGAATGCCACATACTCGTAGAGCGGGTTCGGGACAACGATGTCCGTCTCGGTCGAACCGTTCCACAGAATCCGCTGCATCACGGGGTTGTCCTCCAGCGCGGACACCTTGCGGGTGAGCTTGAAATCCTTCGACGCGACGATGATCGTGCCGTAACCCCATGCCGGGATGTCCTTCTCGTCCCACTCGCGCTGAGTGTCGATACCCGCGTCACCGACCAGCAGGCCGAAGAACGCCCACTTACCGGTGGTCGTCACGAACGGGTCCGTGATGGACGCGGGCAGGTCGGCGGTTGCCGGCGGCGCCGCACCCATCCACAGCAGTACGTCGGCCTCTGTATATAGCTTCACATTGTCGGGATTGCCAGCCATTGGTGCTGTCTCCTTATCTCTCAGACGGTTTCGATGGTTCGCACCGCCGCTGTGACGGTGAACGACGCCATGTCGGCGCCGGTGTCGGTGTCCCGGGCGGTGACGAACACGCTTCCGCCGGTGCGGAAGATGTGCGCGACCCCTGGCGGGCGGTTCTCGTGCAGGTAGCCGTGCAGCCGGCGCGCGACACGGTCTGCCAGATCGGAGCCGCGGGCTCGCACAGTGATCCGGATCGTCGGGTCGCGTTTGATGGGCCACTGTTCGGGGCCACCGTCGTCGTACACGGTGACCAGGGGCGGGCCGGTCCGCAGGCTCCAGTCCTGGGGCACGTCCTCCACCGATACCCGGCAGGCGCTGCCGAAGAGACCGACGTTCGGCGGCAGCGCGAGAAACGATTCCAGGGCGTCCGCGATGGGGTTGCGGATGTCTGCGTGCTCTCTCATCGCAGCCTCAACCCCAAGCGCCCGAACGCCTTCGACACAGCCCCACGTTTGGCCTGGTCTTCCTTCTTGCCGTAGATACCGCGGACCTGCCGGTCGGTGACGTACTCATCGACTGTGGCGCCGGCCTTCTCGGCTGCCGGGTCGGCAACCGCATCCAGCGCCTTGCCCAAGCCCTGATCGTTCTTCGCGATATAGGCGATCGTTTTGCGGTTCAACCGGAATTTGCCCTGGGGCGCCATCAGCCGATACCGCCCTTCGCGGACTGGGCCAGAACCACAAGCTGATTGCGGTCGGACCACTGGGACAGCTGCACACCGACCATTGCGCGGCACTCGCGGCCGCGAACGATCAGCCAGTCGTTGTCCCGTATCTCGGTGTCCAGGTCCAGTACGACGGTGAATGCGGCGGCGATAACTTCGCCGGTAGCGCCGAACCGTTGGCGCTGGTTACCGACTACGACTGCGCGCGCGATCACCGTGACAGGGGTGCCATCGGGCTCCACGCCGCCGCGGTCGGTGCGTCGGCCGGCCGCGATGATGGTGACCTGCTCGCCGAGGCTGACGTCTTCGCAGAATCTGGCCTCGGCGCGAACGTGATCGGGCTGGCCATCGAGGTCGTCGCGGCGCACGCCGGGCCCCTGCATTTCGAACAGCCGGTCCCGGAATTCGACGGCGTCACGAGCAGTGAGCGTTTCGGTGTCGGCGTCCACGACCAGGTGACCGACCGCGTTGACGACCGCGACCTGCGTGCCGGCGATGTCTTCGAACGCCGGGTGTTCAGCCCAGCTGCACAGTGCCTTCGAGATACGGCGCTCGGTGTAGGTCGGCCGGCCCCACGCGTCGACCACCGGTGCGCCCGCGTCGATTACCGGGTCACGCTTGACCAGTGTGACGGTGTCGGGGCCGAGATCGAACATGCTCACCATGGCTCGGCCTGCGCGTATCCGGTGAATTGGGCTTGTGGCGCCGCGGTGAGTGATAGGCCAAGCATCTGTAGGTGACGCTCGGTGAAGTCCATCATCTGCGCGGCTTGCGCCATCTTGACCGTGGTGGTGCGGTCATCGGTGGTGCGGGTCAGCTCGAGCACCCGCGAATCGGTGACGCCCTCGGGCCCGAACATGGCTTTGACGACGTCGTAGGTGACGAGCTTGCCGCGCTCATCGGTCGCCGGAAGGTCGGGCAGCCGCGACGGATCACGGATCCACGCGGCGGCTGCCCGAACCAATATCTCGGCAAGCGCCCGTTCCGTCGCTGATAGAGGGCGGAACATGCCCTCGAATTCGGCGACGGTCAGGAACGGTGTTACATCGGCCACGGCAAGTTACCTTGTCGCGGACTTGATTTGGGTCTTGCTCATCTTCGCGGCCTGCTCGGCGGGGATACCGCGTGCGACGGCGTACTGCCGCCACACGTCGGTGGAGTGCGCCGACTTGGGCCGCTCGATGCCATCGCCTGGCGTCAACACCACCCCGTCAAGTCCGGTGCCGGTCGAATCGTCGACGACGTGCTCGTCACCGCCGTCATCGGCGCCCAGCGCTTCGGCTGCCGCTTCCGCTGCGGCCTCGGCTTCGGCCTGGGCCCGTTCGTACGACTCGCGGTCGACGATGGCGCCCGCCGCGGTGAGGCGGCGGACGTCGTCGTCATCGAGTTCAGAGAGGATGGCGCCGCGCTTAAGCTCGCGCCACACTCCTTTGTCGTCCAGCCGGCGTAGGAAATCCGCTGTCAGAACATATTCGGCTGTCACGGGGTCACCAACCCGGTGAGCCAGATACCGGCCTTCGGCTGATCCAGCGCGTACGCGGTCTTCCGGGTGGCGTCGCAGCGGAAGGACTCCGTCGGTCCGCCGTTGGGGCCGTTGCCCTCCGGATACAGACCGGTGACTTCGAACGGCCGGGTATCCGAGTAGAACCCGGTCACGCCCCTCTGACCGATCCAGATCCGATCCGTCGGGTAGCCGCGGGCCCCGAGGATGTCCAAGTCGAACACCTTGCCCGGCAGCTTGCCGGTGTAGGCAATGTGCTCGTTGGCGACGTTGCCCTGATAGACCTTGTTGAACTTGTCGTTGTCCATCAGGATCGGCAGCAGGCCAGGGTTCATCACCATCGTGTCGGGGCTGAATCCGAACCATTCCTCGGCGCTGCCACCTTCGGCGATCGACGGGGCCGCATTGATTACTTTCTCGACGGCACGCGCGATGTCGCCGCGGGGATTGCCATTGGCGGTATCCCACGCTGCTGGAACAGCCATCGTGGGTACAGCACTGGACTGAGTCAGCGCACGGAACACCCGGTCGTCGGAGCGCTTGAACGTGTTGACCAACTGCGTGATCTGGTCGTTGACTGCGCCGACATTGTCCTCATCCCGCATTTCGCGCGACACCCGGACGCCGAGGCCCTTCTTGCCGGCCACTGCGAATAGTGCGGTGCCCTTGCGGCCGGCCGCGACCGGGATCTCGCCGAACTCGGCGACGTCTTCGGGGTCCCCGTCCAGGAAGATCGGGTCACCCGACCGGTAGCCGACGATGCCGTTCTTGTTGGCGCCACCGTTACGGAACAAAGTTTGCGTGATGAAAACGTTGGTCAGCAGTTCCTTGATTTTCGTCGGAATGAACAGCGGGTTGCCGACCATTTCCGACACTGTGAGCCGTGGACCGTCGCTGATGCTGACGATAGGGGTTGTAGGCATTATTCTGTCTCCCTTGCTATTTCAGTCCGGCTCAGACGGTCCGGAAGAGGCCGACGGCCTTGGTTGCTACGACGACGCCGCCCGGTTCGGTGCAGCGGCCAACGATGGTGCGCGCATCGGGGGTTGCGCCCGCAGGTGTGACGGTGCCGTTGGCAGCGGCGATCAGCAGCTCACCGAACGCCGCGTCGGCCGCGTAGGTGACGGGTACTTCAACCCCGCCGTATGCGCACGCCACCTTGGTCGGCAATACCGCCGTGTTCAGCACAGGACGACCGTCGCCGCCTGTAGTCGGTGCCAGCACCAGATCTTCGGGCGCAATCGCGTCCGTCAATGCGACGCCGACAACCTTGAACGACCCCGCCGCGGCGGGCTGGATACGGCTGCCGGTGACGCCTTCGACGAGCTGACCGCCCTTGATCGAAACGCCAGCCTTCGGGGTGTATGTCCGCGGTCCCGTCTTGGTGACCTGAGAAATTCCGGGCATGTCAGATGCTCCAATTCTTGAATCGAGGGTCGTTGCGGATCTCGTCTTCCGCGCTGGCCGATGCCTGCGCTTCGGTGCCGTGGCCGAATTCGGTCAACGGCACCGCGGTCTCGGCTGGAATCGAATCCAGCAGCGCCGTAGTGCCTTCCGGGTCCGCCTTCATCAGCGTCAGGAAATGATCGCGGCGCGGCGGTGTGATCTTGCCCTTGGCGACCGCCGCGTCGACGACCTTGGCGTGGGCCTCGGCGATCTGCGTTGCACGTGCCACCGCGCCCGCGGCAGCATCAGATTCCAGCTTGGACACCCGCGCCGGATCCATCAGCACCAAACCGGCCTTGGCCGCTGCCGCAGCCAATTCCTTACCGTCGACACCGGATTCACCACCACCCTCGGTGACGCTGCCGCCCTCGGCGGTGGTGTCGTCGCCGGTGTTCTCCTGCTCGGTGCTGGTCAACTTCTCCAGCTCGGCGAGCACTTCTTCGTCGGTGGCGTCCGGTCCAAGACCGAGCCGCTTGGCGACGTCCTCCTTGATGTCAGGCACGGGGCCCTCCTTCGAGATATTCGCCGAAGCGGATGCCGCGGCGTTGTCGGCCCGCGCCAACGGCGCGGGTGCGGCCGGACGGCCGGAGTACTTGAACTTGTAGGACGAACTGGCCAGCGCCGACGCGACTGCCTTCTCGGTATCGGCGCGCGCCCCCGAATCGTCGATGCGAGACGCCAGTCCAGCGGCGACCATTTCTTCGGCGGTGTACCAGGTTTCATCTGCCATCGCCTGCGCCCAGTCCTCGACGGTCCCCCCGGCGCGATCGGCGTAGATGTTGGCGTAACTGGCCGACAACTTCTCCAGATGGTCAGCGGCGCTGCGCATGTCCGCAGCTGTCCCCGACCACAGCATGCGTGCGTCATGAATCATGGCCTGCCCATATTTGGACACGACCACCTCATCGGCGGCAACCGCGATCACACTGGCAGCCGACGCGGCAAGCCCATCGACACGGGTGACGGTCTTACCGGGGTGGCGCATGATGGCGTTCGCGATAGCGATGCCGTCGAACGCGTTGCCCCCCGGCGAGTTGACCCGCACGGTCAGTTCCGTTTCAGAGTCCAGGGCAGCAATGTCAAGCACCAACTGTTCGGCGTTGACACCGAACCATGAGTCGATTTCGTCGTAGATGTGCAGCGTGGCCGTCGGCTTGTCCTCTGCCGACGTGGCTTTCGCGACGGTGAACTTGTACCACTCGCGGTTTTCACGAGCCATCAGAACAACCTCCCTTTCTCGAACGCGAGCGCCTGTGCCATGTGCTCTGCGCTCGGGGTGGGGTCGGTCCCTTCCGGCGCCGGGGCCACCGGTGCGTCAGGTTCTTTCGGGGGCGCCGCGTCCGGGTCGCTTGCATCAGGTTTGGCCGGCAGGTCCAGCGATTGGCGCAATGCGCGTTCGATCCGCAGATCCGGCGCCAGTAGCCCGGCCTCGACGAACATCTTGAGCGCCGCGGCGGTCGCGTCCTGCTGTGATCCGATCTTGTCGAACACCAGCCGTGGGGTGCGGGCGTCGACACCGAAGTTGATGTCGACCAGGTCCTCGATGATGTGCGCCTGCCCGATGTCGCGATACGACTTGGCGGCTGCATTTTCTGCCTGCACGAACGGTCGTTCCTGCACCGCGGCGAGCGCGTAGCTTCCTCCGGTATCGAGGTTCATGTATTGCGCCAGGCCGGCGAGCGCGATGGCCTTGTCGTGGTAGACGATTGCTGCCCGGATGTCGGGCAGATTGCCCTGTACACCCAGCAGCGCCAGCGACTGTCCCTGCGCCAGACCGACACCGGATCCCATTCCGCCCTGGAACTCCGAGGCAACCTTCTGCATCGCCTTGACCTCGGCGTCGTCGTTCGGCTTCGAGGCGGTACCGACCGGCACACCCATACCGTTGCGGCGTGCCGCCACGACCTCGATGCGCAACAGCTCGTTTTTCAGCAGCCAATGCTTGTAGCTCGAGCGCAGAATCGAACGACCCTGCCAATAGCCCGGCCGCTTGTTGCGCGTGTACACCACAAGCCGATTGATCGGAATATCAAGCGGTGTAGGCCCATACATGACGCGGCCCGACGAGGCAGGGGCAAGCTGCGTGATCGAATCCAACCCGCCATCCATCGCGACGTTGAACTTCTGAATCGTCCACTGCGGGCGCGGCCCCAGCTTGCGCAGCACGAACCGGCCGTCGGCTTCACGCCGATACACCTGCTCAAATACGGAGTGCCCGAACTGCGCAGTCGGGGAGGCAACCTCGCGCAGATGATCGACCCACGAAAATCGGCCGCGCGAACGGCCAGGGTCGTCAACCTCATCGAACCCGACGACCGGAAGATTCAGGTTCCGCGAAACGAACTGCACGACCTCGGCCTCCGCGCCATTGGGGTCGATACGCCAACCAGTTTCGACGATCGGCAAGCTGATGGCCTCCAGCAGCGACGACACACGCGAGTCGTTGTTGTCCATCTCCAGGAAGACACCAACGGACGCCGGGTGCTGCAGGTCTGGAACCTTTTCGTACGGATCCCAGTTGACCCAGCCGTCGACGAACGGGGTCACGTAGCCCGATTCGCCGACCGGCATAGCCGTCTTGACCCGCTTGGTCACCGGCCTCCCTCAATCCGAACATGCTGCGACACAACGCCGCACCTGCGGATTTAGAATGCGGCTCCCAGCACGTCGAAGTGGCTACTTGTTGTTTCGGGATTTCCGGAGCCCATCGAGGGCAGTGCGGCCGGCGAGTCTTCCTCTGCGAATTCCAGAACACCCCAGTGCACCATCGTTGCGGCGATGACCTGCGCAATTGAGCCTTCGCGGTCGTCCCAAACCTTGTCTCCCCGAGGTAGTTCGCGGGTCATCGCGACCTCCAAACCTTGGGTCAGAATCGGCTGGTTAGTGTGTCCCAGGTCACCGGACATTGCGGCGTCAACGAACCCTTGGAACGCCACCGCGATCTGTCCCGTCGTCGTCAACGTGACGTCGATGCCCAGCTTTTTCAGATACGGCGCCAGCGGTTTAGCCGGATCGTGATCGTCGATCACAATCGCGGCCGGATCCCACTGGTCGACCAGCCGGACCACATAGGCGGCGACCTGCCCGATCGTGGCTTTCTGGTAGTAGCCGATTTCGATCTGCACCCGGCCTTCGATCGTGCGCTGCCCCACCGCGATAGCCCATCGAGCCAGATCACGTGTACGGGACACCGCCAGTACCTTCTGCCCTACGAGTTCGGGCGCATAGTTGGCCAACGGTTCCCACACCTCCTTGATTGGGATGACCGGGTCAATGAACCGGGCGTCCGCCGGCCATTCGCCCCAGCCGAGATAGTCGGCTTCCCACAAGGCGACTTTCGATGCCTCGCGGCTCTCGATCGCGGTCTTGTAAAACCGTTCGATATCGCGCTCTTTGGAGATCACCCCGTATGACGGCTCGGCCAGACGCCAGTTCTCGCGGTCCTCACGCGCGGCTTTGCGCTCGACTGCATCCTTGGGCGGATCCGGTGCGGCGAACTCGATGAACAACAGATCGGTGTCTTTGTTGAGCCCGCGCCGGCGCATGCCTGCGAACACGTGGCAGTTCGGGTGCTCGGATTCCACGGGCGCTGTTGAGGTGTAGATGGTTTGGGAGTTGGCCGACGCGACCTGTGCGCCCTGCAGCGCCGAAACCTCGTCCTGTGTCAGGTTGTACGCCTCATCGAAGATGACCAGGTCGACCTGGTCAAGGCCACGGCCCTTGTCGCCGGAACGCACGCCGAACTGCACCGTGACTTCGGTGCCGAGTTTCGACCGGACGACGATTTCACCGAAGCCCTGTTTTCCGCCGGTCATCGAGACCACACGGTTTTTCAGCGACGGCCGCGAATTGATAATCGCTTTGACGCGTTTGAACACCGCATCCGAGGTATTACCGCGCTGCGCCGTATACGCGATGTTCTCGCCGAGGATGAACAACCCGAACAGGATGCGCAACACCAGAATCAGCGTCTTGCCCTGCTGTCTGGTGCAGACAAGGCACACGTCCGGATGGGTCCATAGACCGTCTGGGCGGCGACTAAGTATCTGGCGCATCGTGCGCCATTGCCAAGGCAGTGACCGCTGTTTGGTGATGCGATGCCCGAACCGCGCGCAACGGTCACCGTCGGTTTCATCACCAGCGAATGAGTGCTCGTGCTTGGGTTCCTGCCGGCCGGTCAGTCGCGGCCACTCACCGACCCATGGCGGTGTGTCCTGTTTGTTCGGCGGCGCACCGGCGTTCGGGCCCCGCCTAGTCGTGCGTTTGGCCGTAGACCTAGATGTCGTCGAGGTCGTCGTCTTCCGCGCCGCCACCGCCACTCTGCCCTGCCGATCCCGCACGCTGTTTGTGAATCTCAGCGAGCAAATGCCGTAACAACGTCGTCTGTTGTCTCTCTTCGGCGATCGTGGAATCGATCTTCGCTTCGACAATCACGGTCGCCGGTTTCCTGCCATTGTCGTCAGCAGCCGCGATGATGCCGCGCAGATCCAAACGCACCCACGACGATTCGACGCCCGAGTTGATTCCGGCCAACGTCTCCAACCGGTCTGCCACGCGCGCAGCCTGCCGGATCAGCGCGGTCAGTCCCGGCCCATCCTCTTTGCGTTCCAACTCGGCCCGCAGCCGCTCCCCCGCGCCCGGTTCAGCGCTGCACGGGGCCCGCCCGGTGCCGGTGGCTGTCCGCTTTGTCCCCGCGGCTGTCCGCTTCGTGGCCTTGACGGGCCCCTGGTCAGCAGCCGATTCGCCGCCACCGGCAGTGTTTACGGGCTGCTTCGTTGTCCGTCCCGTTGTCCGCTTGGAGGTCACCACGGCATGCCCCCGAAATTTTCAGAGTCGCCCAAAAAAAATTCCTGACTACCGCCGGAGTCAGGCCGGGTGGGGTTGCTAGGAAATTTGGGGGTGGCATACGTGCAGGTCAGAGCCGTATTTGGGTTAACGCCGCCGAGGCTCTGACCTGCGATGATGTCGTGTAGCAAACTGCGTTGCCAGGGTGGTGCGGTGGTCTCGAGTAGCCAGCGCTCGAGCGGGCTGTCGGGGTTACCGATCTGGTGGCGCAGTGCGTCCACGGTCTTCGTGGCTGGATTGTGGGCCGTTGAGGATGCGGCAGCCGGGTCCGAGTTTGGGTGCGTAGATGCTGGCGCCGCAGTGGCAGGTCCACATGTGGTGTCGGGTGTCGCATGCGCAGGGTAGGCAGCGTTGTGTCCAGCCGGGTTCGTCGGCGCTGTGCCAGTTGGGGCAGTAGAGGGGTCCGACTCGGGTCCAGCCTTTGCCGTTGGGCACGAGGTCGCCGACGTACGCGTTGGGGAATCGGTCGCGTGGCGGTCGTGCCATGCGTTGGTTCTACTCGCTGGCTGCGACATGTGGACCTCCGAGTGCGTGTCGCCACTGCTGAATGAGCTTCGCCAATACGCTCGTGGCAACAACGTTGGTCGACAAGGAAGGGCTGATATGCGGATTGATGATGCGTTCGCTGTAGAACTGGAGCCAGACGAGGATGATCCGGAGGCACCGACGGTGATCACGGACGTGCTGTCTGTGGATCTGCTCGAGGGCGGGTTTATTCAGGTGGTCGCTCCGCGTCCTCACAAGATGGACGGGCACGTGCTGGTTGACTCGACGATCTATCCGGCGCGCCGTGTGAAGCGGATCGACCGTAGGGTGTACACGCTCGTGGTGGATTCCCCTGGTCAGCATTCGCAGGTACGTGCTGGGCTCAATGCCGATGGTGTGCGTGAGCGGATCACCACGTTGTTGACTGCTGATGGCCTCGATAAGAGGCGTATCGACAAGTTCGTGGATCATCTGCTGGAGGGTCGCTGGCACGATAGTTTTCCCGATGCCGATTTCATGGCTGGCAAGCATGCGTATCGCTTCATGGTGTATCGCTAGTTCTGTCATTGGCCTAGTGCTTGGGTGATGAGCGAGTCGATGTGGTTGGTGATGCTGCGTTTCCAGATGTTGGCTTGGAGCAGTGCCTGCATCCACCACTTGTTGGGTCCGGGTAGGTAGTGGCGGGACCATGCGTTCATGTAGCGCACGAATTCGAGTCGTTCGCTGTCATCCATGTCGGATAGTCCGAGAGTCGCGAACAGCTCGTCGGGTGTCATGTCGCGGGGGTCGGCGAGCGGGGTTGTTCCGCCGCAGGCGGCGAATTCAGAATCGCTCATGGCAGTGTCGGGCAGGTCCACGCGTGGCCCCACTGCGGACCCCCGTTGCAGCACCCCAGCTTCCTGGGTCGCGGTGGGTCGTTGTCGCGCATGTACTGCTCCCACGCCAGTCGACGAATCATCGTGTTGTGGTGTGCCTGTGCGGCGGCGCGGGCTTCTGCTTCGCTGTGCCCCTTGTACAGATGGGCCGTTGGCAGCCCCCGGTCTTGCAGGTAGACAGTCATCCATCCTGTTGAGCTGTACAGACTCCGGTCGTAGACCACGTACCGGCCGCCTTTCGTGTCCGCATGGAACACGCTCGGTTTGGGTTCTGTCCATTCGAGTTGGTCAGGGCCAGTTGAAGATTCGGGTTCCGAGTGCGGGGTCGGTGTCGGGTCGGTTGGTGAGGGCTGGTCGTTGGTCGTCACGGTGGCCTCCTTGGCGTTGTTTGTTGCAGGTGCCGTGCAAGAGTCGGTCTGCTCGGCTGGTGGTGGATTGGCTGCGTGGTGTGCTGTGGTCGGCTCCGAGGGATCCGCTGCTGGTGTCTGGTTTTCCGTCGGTGCGTGTGGCGTTCGGGTTGTAGTCCCAGTTGCGGGTGCGGTCGCGGTACATGGGTCTTGCGCACCACCAGCAGGGCTGTCCGTCGACGTGGCGGTGTAGTAGCCGGTCGCGTTGTTGTTGGTGGTCGTGGCCGAGCCGTTTCTGCGTGGTCGTTCTAGGGGTCCGGTTCGGCATGGTCAGCCAGTCTCGATCGAGAGTTGCCCAGGTGCATCGTGGTGTGGGTGGTCGGCGCAGCGAGTGCGATCGCCGTGATGATGGGCCGGGGATCTTTCGCAGACATCGCATTTCGAACACTCGGGGCAGGACAGCAGATACGGCTGATAGTGCGCGCCGTAAAGACGCCAGCCGTCGTCAATGGCAGCTTTCTGCGCTTCGCCCCGTGTTGCCCGTTCGGCGCCGGATTCATCATCAAGTTCGTAGTCGGCGTCGCCGTATGTGCGGCCGCAGGTATCGCATTTCGCGACGTACCAGGTGACAGACATGGTGCTCATTGGGTGCAGTCCCCGTCGTGTCCGTCGTCCTTCCAGCAGGGGCCACTGCGACCGCAAGGCGCCCAACGCGTTTCGTCACCGTCATCGGCGCGTGCGTGCCGGCCGTGCTCGGGTTGCGGTTCGGGCTTGACGGTGTACGCGTATCCGCCGCCACGTACCGGAATCACCTGCACTTGTTCCGGTTTCACGCCATGTTGTTCCGCTATTTGGTCGACCTGATCCACTAGGTCGGCCATTTGGAGTTCGCGTTCGACTGGCGGGGTGAGCGCACCTGTGCCGAGCTGGACGCCATCGATGCGCGGGATGGGAACGCCGGGGCTTGCCGGGAAGCGGTCGCCGAGTGTGAAGTCCTTGCCGATATCCATGGGTGGGCCGTCTGGCGGCGTGATCTGGGCTTTGGTGAGTTCGACGTGGGTGTGGGCGCCTAGGGCACCTCGTAGTTGGCGTAGCACCTCGAGCAGGTACGGGAGTTGGTTGTCGTCGGCTTTCACCATGAACTGGGCACCAATGTCAGCACCGTTCGTGGATACCGGCAGCGAGAGTGCTACTTGGTAGAAGTCGCCTGGGCGGGTGAAGAATTCGTGCGCCTGGTCGGCGGGCGTGCGCGGGTCGCTGTCCAGAGTCAGTGTCGGATCCGGCACGGTCTCTTCGGTGAGCGTTTGGACGGCGTCGTAGAGATTCTTGACGGCTTTGTGTCCGCGGGCCACGGGGCAGAGTTCGTCGCGGCGCCGGATGTCGCGTTCTAGCCGGAACTTAGCCCGCAGGTACTTCTTGCGGCTACGGAAGACCTGCTGTTGCGCCAGCGCGAGCTGTTCATCGCGAGTGGTGGTCATGATGGCGGTGTCTCCTTTGGTGTTGTGGGGGTTTGGTTCTGGTGGGCGCAGCTGTGGCCTCGCCCTACCGATAAAGGGGGTCATGGGCCGCGCTTGCCGAGCGAAACACCGCATTGGTTCCCGGTTTGACGCCCACCAGATGTCGGTGACGGTAACGGGGTCAGGGCGGTGATGTCGGGCAGCGTGCTCATGGTGTGATTCGGGTGAGGCGTTTTCCTGGTGCGGGTTCGGGTTCTGTTGCGCCGCCGAGCGCTTCGTCGACCGCCAGCCTGCCTATGAGCCGGGTGCAGAGTTCTGCGGCGTTGGCGAGGCCGTGGCGGTTCAGGATCTTCGCTGCTTCCTGCAGTGTCGCGATATCGCTCATCGGGGCTGTCCGGTTTCGGGGTCGATGCCGTTGGCTTTCAACGTCTGTGCGTCGGTTGGGGTGGACAGCTTCATGTGCTCGATAAGCGGAACACAGTCGATGTTCCAGCCTCCGAAATCGGCGTGCGCGTTGACCGCGACCCACAGAACTTCATCGGTGCGCATGATTTTCAGGATGAGCTTGCCGACGTTGCGGGCGAGTGGTTCCATGTCGGATCCGCCGGCCAACTCGATACCGGGCATGGTGATTTCGGATCGGTCAAGGCTGCCTCGGGTTCGGACGCGTAGCGGGATGGCGGGGCGCCGGAATATGTCGGGTATCAGTGCTCCCCCAACTTCGTTGAGCGCGTCGGACATGTAGCGTACGAGCACGTTCCGCAAGTGCTGCTCGGGGGCGGTCACCGGAGGGGCCCTTCGAATACATGCCAGACCAGACCGGATGGGGTGACTACAGTTCCGATGAACTTCCGCCACGGCTTCGGGTCTTCGTCCATGATGAAGACATCGTTAGTGAATCCAGGGCTGTAGCGGTGCTCGTTGCGCCGGTATTGGGTATTGGCCGAGTCGCGCAGCTGATCGGGCATCGGGTTACCCGTACCCACAATGTAAATGCCCTTGGTCCAGCCCTCGCCGTGTTCGAAGTCCAGCGACCAGAGGTCAATAAGACCGTTAGGGGACCTGCGGGATTGCGCAACTGATAGCAGATCGCCGTCACTAGGCAGCGTCACCTCCTGGTAATCATCGATCCGGAGGGCGTGTCGGATTATTCGCATGGTGGTGTCTCCTATTCGATTGGTGCGCCTGCGGCGCGGAGGATGCTGGCGGCTGATTCGACAGCGTCCCAGGCGGTTCGGTCGCCGGCGTGGCGGTCGGGATGCGCGTTGGCGCGGGCTTTCCGGTAGGTGCTCCGGGCAGTCTCAGGGTTGTGCAGGATCCGGTGAGCCCAATCGGAGACGCTGTCATCGTTGCCCTGCGCTGCCTTCGCGAGAACGACGGCAGCACCTGCCGGAGTCTGCGCGAGCGGGGTGGCTTTGGCTTCGATGGCCTGCCATCCGCGGTACTGCTGCCCGGTTTGGGTGATTCCGTAGCGTTCGACCTTGCGTAGTGCTTCAAGACCGAGCGCGATTGCGCGTAGGTTGTCTTGCCAGCGTGTGAACGTGTCACACGGGTAGGACAGCTGTCCATACCGGGACTCGATGCTCAGGATGACGCCGGGGTGCTCAGCTTTCGCGGTTGCGCGTGGCATGCCGTCAGAGATACGAAAGTCCTGCTCACGCATCGCGATTTGCAACACCGCGGGGGCGTACTGCTCACCCTTTCCGAGGTACCAGAGTTCCCGGTCGAGCCGGGTCAGGGTGTCGCTCCACTGCGCGGAGAAGTTCGAACGTCGGCGGTCTCGGGTGAGGCTGTGGGGCCAGCGATCGATCGGTCGGAGGGTCATGCCGGGTGGATAGTTCGTCATTGCGGTGTTCCTTGCCTGTCTGGGTTGTGTTGTGGTGGTTCAGTATTCGTCGCGTTTACGTCCGCGTTCGCGGCCTGTTTGCCCTCCCCATATGCCGTGGAAGTCGCCGATCTGGTCTGCGTAGTGGCTGCATTCGGCCCGCACTGGACACGCGGCGCACACCCGTTTCGCTTCGGCGATGACCAGGCGCCGCGCCAGCTCCGATTTCGACCGTTTGATCGTGGCCTCGGACCGTGCTGGCGGCGGGAAGAAGATGTCCGGGCGGGGATGCCCTCGGCACGCGGCCTGCAGTTTCCAGGTTTCGTCCAGCTCGTCGCTGATCTCTGCGAGCCGGCGTTCGATCCGACCCTTGTTCGGGAAGACCGCGCCGGCCATCTAGGACGCCCGCCATTCGCGTTCCCACTCGACGAGAGCGATGTTTTCGACGTGGCGGCGGCGGGTGTCAGAGGGGAGTCGCCAGCCGAGGTCCAGGGCGCCCATGTGCGCGAGACCGAGTGCGTCGGCTTGGTCGTGGTTTTTGATGCGGTGTTGGTCGTCGAACCATGTGGATTGGGATTCGGATAGCACCAGTTTCTTGTGTTCGCCGGGTTTCATGCCGTTGGGTGCGCGGCCGGTAATGAATTTGCCTCGGGTGACTGGGTTTACGACAGTGACGGGGATTTGTTTCGCGTCGAGGATCGAGAACAGCGCCCACCAGAGGCCGTCGCGGTCGAACTTGCTGGGCAGGTTCGATGCCCATGCGGGGCCTTCGATGACGGCGCGGACGATGGGCGTTGCGCCGTGGATTTCGCCGACTATGGCGTTGATTTCGCGTGCTTCGGTGATGATGCGTCGGCTGCGGCGCCACCATGGAACACCTTCGCGTAGGGAGTATCCGACGTGCGTGATCATTCCGGGTCGGGCGATGCTGTCGGGGTTTTGGCGCACGATCGCGGCCACGCCTGCCCGTGTGAGCGACGGATCTAGGCCAAGTACGGCTTCGGGGCCGGTCATAGCTGCATTTCCTTGCGTGGCATGGCTAGTCGTTTCACCGCGACGGCGAGCATGAATGCGACGTCTTCAGGTGCTTGGGTTTCGGCGCTGATAGCGAGTAGGCCGATTGGGCATAGTGGGTCGCCGTCGTGGTCGGCTAGGTGCGCCTGGAATTCGGCGATGAACTGGTCGAGTACCTTGTCGGCGGCGGCGACGAGCTGGTCTGCGGTGGCCGCAATGGCGGGCGGTATGTGGCTCATGCGTGGGGATCCTGGATGATCCGGAGAGCACTGGCGCGGGGCCGGGGTGCTGCCATGGGTGCACGCAGCGCCGGGTGCTGACCGAATGCGTTGTGTTCCAGCCGGTTTACTCGCGTCAGAAGCTCGTCGATGTTGGCCATACCGCGCGCGACGGTCATTGCGGCGGACTGGTTTCGGCTGGTGAATATTTCGGCGCCGCGCGGCGATTTCACCACGAAACGCGTGTGATCAGCCGCCCATTGGTCGGGGTCGGGTTTCGGTTTGATGCGGACTTCCCAGCGTCCGGTGACGTTGGTGGCTTGTGCAGGTGTGGTGGTTTTCATGCGGTGTTCTCCAATCGGGGGTGGGTGCAGCGGATCAGGGTGTCGGGGTCTTCGGGGTCGGCGATGAAGCCGTTGGGGTCGCAGTTGGGGCACGCGCGGATGGCGTCGAGGCGTGCGGCGCGTTGGTTGGCTGCGGCTTGGAGTTGTCGGGCGTCCCAGGCGTTTGCGTTGCGCCGCGCGTTAGCGCAGGCGCCGCAGGGCAGTTCGGTTCCGCCGGGGTGTTGGGGGCAGTGCTCAGCCGGGCGGCTGCCTACCGGACTATCCCCACTAGAAGTAACTACTAAGGGGTGGGGTGGGGTGGGACCACGGGACTCCCCTGGGGACATGTTTTCGCCGGGCTCTGCGCTGTCCCCGTCGCTGTCCCTTGGGGACATTTGGTCATCTATGCCGGTCACGAAGTTTCGGCCGCGACGTCTTTGGTTCCGTTTCTTCTCCGCTTCGCGTTTGCGCCGCGCGTCATTTTCGGCCTTAGTTTGCTGCCATTTTGCCCAATTTCTGACCAAAATTCCGTCACTTTCTGGGCAGCACAGCGGAGCATCGAGAGGTCCGGGGGCCGTCAGGGCGGCGACGACAGACCGCGGTACGAGAAGGGATTTCAGCTTCGCGTGGGGGATGTAGCCGTCGGTTTCTTCCTTTGCTGACCACGACCCGGCCAGCACCCATGCGCCGGCCGCGGCGATGCGCATGGGGACGCGCACGGGGGTTGTGGGCAGGTTCATGATGGGCTTGGAATCGCTGAACCCGTCATCGACGAAGAACCACGGCACTACTCGGACACCTCCCCCGTCTGTGCGGTGTTGGCGTGGGCCAGGAACTCGGCGAGCTCGGCGTCGTATTTGTCGATCAGGCGCCGCACTTCCTTCGTGCTGTTGTGCTCTCTGCCGAGCTGGCGGACAGCTGACTCGACGCCCCCGAGCGCCAATGCGGCCTTGCCGATACGCCCCAGGATGTCGGGGTCGACCTTGCGCTCAGGTGACCAGACGTTGTCGCTCCAGTCGATTGGCGCGCCGATGGCGTCCTCGATGAGCTTGAGCCGCTTCGCTGATTCCCCGGTTTCAGGCATCGTCTTCACGCGCAGCTCGACCGCCTCTGCTACGTCTTTCTCATATTTCCGGCGCCGGGCTTGGTCGCGCGACTCAACCGCTGCGGCAACCTCGTTGGCGCGCAGGGTGTCTATGCGGGCCATGACGGACCGGATAGCGTCCCATGACGGGGTGTGGTCGGGCTTGACGGTTGCGGGTGTGTGGACTGTCATGCGGGTGCGGCTTGGGCCCGGCGACATGAGACCCCATCCGGGCGGTAGTTCACCGGGTTTCACGATCGCAGGGGCGTTTACGACGAGGTACCACGCGTGGCATTGGTCGGCCCACTGGTCAGCCTTGCCGGGCTTGTTCAGTTCGTTCAGCCAGTCCGCGCGGGTGATTTTCAACTCATGGCCCACCAGTATCCGGCCACTCGAGGTGGTGAACCCGACATAGATGGCGTCGGCGCGCGCACTCGCGCCCCAGGATCCGTTACCGCCGACCTCTGGCACGAACACACCGCCCGGTAGGTCTAGGCCGGGTTTGATGTAGTGGCGGCGCAGCAGCGCCAACAGCTCATCCGTCGTTGTGACGCTAGGCATTCGGTTTCGCCTCGATCAGACGCCCGATCAGCCATTCCTGGTCTCCGCACCAGCCATCCGTGAAGTGAGCCGGGTGCAGCTCCCAGCGGAACACCCCGTTGCTCGCCGCGGTGTTCAGTTGTAGGCCGTCGTTGTCGCGGGTGATCGTCATCCGGACGCCGCTCCAATCCATCCCGCCGGCAGATTCGATCTGAGAAGCGGTTTCGCGCGCGATGAAGGTCGCGCGTGGAATGTTCCGCAGCTCGACGGTCCCGTCGTCCAGGTAGTGGAATGTCGGAAGGTCGGGTCTACCGAATTTGGAGGTGAATTCGTCTCCCTCGATGCGTATCTCGATGCTGTCTTGTTCAGGCATGTTCGTTCGCTTTCTTCACGTTGCATTTGTGTCCGGTGGACGGAATCGGTTCCCAGCAGCCGTCGACCTTGCAGATCGGCGAGCACGACAGATGACGGTCACCCTGGCCGCATGTGACCGGATCGCCGCACACGGTGCAGCGAGGGAACTGACGCCGCCTATAACTCATGGCTGGGCTTCGATGTATGCGATGACTGCCAGGATCGCGGCGGCGAGCTGGAGCGCCTTATCTGTGCTACGGAATGTGATTGGGCTGCCAGAAAACTCACTGATGACCACGTCATTCCCTGCTGCTGTCACGAATCCGCCGACACCCGCGGCGAACCATCCCAGCCCGTTTTGAGTCGGCTTGGGCAGCTCGACGACGGCGTAGCCGCGTGATACCAGTAGCTTCGCCGCCGCGTAGAGCGGGTCTTGACCGGGGCGGGTGACTTCGGGGGCTTCGCCTAATGGTTCTGTGCCGTCATCTGTTTCGTTCACTGGCGTGCCTTTCATGAGCCGCTGGCCTCCCCGGTTCCTGGCCAGAGCGTTGGATAGATGGCGCTGGTGGCTTCCCAGCAGTCACGGCATTCGCGGGCGATGAACCGGGCACGGAAGTCCTGGCCACACCGCTGGCACTGGAACGTGAACCACGGGCGCGGCGGAGTGCCCTGTCTATGTGCGTGGGTTTGGCCATAACACGGAACAGGCAGCGCGGTCATGCCGACCTCCTGCCGATGGTTGACAACGGCGCCAACGGTATATACCGTGGTATATACCAATTGAGGCGATGGGAGTCGAAATGACCCAGACCACCGACACTTTCCGTAAGTACGGCGAACGGTCCGAATACCTGGTAGTCGATACACGGCTTGTTACCTACTGCCAGGTGCTCGGTCGTAACGTGCCGAACGACGTGACCCGCATTGCCCGCCTGTCCCGCGAAACCGCGCGGGAACTCGGAACCGCGCTCATTGGATGGACGGCCAGTCCGCTCACCTCCGCGAACCACACGTTTGAATCCGATCGCAACGCGCCGCTGCCCGACGGTGCGACCGGATGCTGGCCTGTCAACGTCGACATCGAGGATGGAACGAACGCCGTGAACGTCGGCGGTATCGGAACCAACCTCACCCAGGAGCAAGCGCAGGACGTCGGACAGCGCCTCATCGCGTGGGCTGGTGTGCAGGTGCCCGCCGATGCCTAGGGATCCGCAACGTATCTTCCGATGCGACAATGAATTATGGAAGGCCGCCCAAGACAAGGCAGCTGCCGAAGAACGCCCACTATCTGAGGTGATTCGCGAACTGCTGTCCAGGTGGGTCACGCGGCCACCTCGCAAACGCTGAGCAGCCAGTACAGCGCCGCTACGGCCTGCTGGGGCACGACCCCGTTGCCGATGATGCGCAGCATGGCGCTGCGTGAAATCGGCACGCCGGTAACCCATCCGAGCGGCCACCCCTGCATCCACTCCGAGAACTGCGCGGCCAGGCGCGGATTGCCCCTCGTGCCGGTCTCGGTGGGCGATGGCGCCTCTCGTGTGATGGCTTCCCAACGGCGGATCGCGGGCTCGTACTTGCCCCACTGGGGCGTGCCATCGAGCAGCGCGTAGTCAACCAGCTGACGCGTATGACCCACACGCTTGTCGAGCGATTGGCCGCCACCCGAGGCGTCGCACGCCGACGGCGTGGGCAACAGGGAGAGCGTACGAAACACAGTGGTGATCAGGTCATCGCCACCAGAACCCTCGCGACCTACGCGCGCATAGTCGGGCCCGCGGGCGCCATCGCATGCCGCTGGGGTCGGCAGTAGAGCAAGTGCCGCGTAAAGGTCGTTGCCGCCCTCGCGGTTGGGGTCGGCGGGCCCCTTGTGATCCCGTGCGGCGGGCGTGGGAAGCAACTCACCCCCCGCGTACGCCCTCGCGATGCCCGGCAACAACAGCTCGTCGCTGCGCTCACCAGAGCGGGTCAGGTGGCCACCCGTGCCGTCAGCGACCGACGGGGTAGGCAGTAGTTCCGTGATCGAGTCGAGGCTCGGGCGCACGGATGCCCCCGGACTCGGCGACCGATTACTCGGATAGCGGCTAGCCGTCGGCGTGGGGAGAAGGCCTACAGGTCCAGATGCGCTCCAAGCGCTTCCGGCAGACTGCCGTTCCCATCCTCCACATGCTTGCGGGACGCCGGCGCCACCATCGACCCGTGAGCGTCCATCGCCCGCGGCGTGGGCAGTAATGAAGATCCGCTTGCGTCGGTGTGGGGCCCCGACTTCGGCAGCTGATACAAGACCCCATTGCGCGTCATACCCGAGGGCGGAAAGCGTTCCAACAACCGTTCCGATGGCTCGCTGAACAAGTCGTCGGTGCAGGGACTTGAATCGAGCCACCGCCCGCTTGCGGAGTCGAGACGCGCGAGCGGCCTCAAACTGCTTTCGGGTCCGGTACTGGCCATGCCACCATCCTCTGCTCTTGGCACGCTCGATCTTGCTGTCGATCAACGCGCATATCCGGTTCCAGCGCGACCGTTCATCGTCCGCTGCAATGACTTCCGGGGGCCACGGCTCGCCGTCTGCAGTGAGCAGCCCCTCCACGTTCTCGATCACGACCAGCTCGGGGCGCAGGACTTCGATCGCACGGGCCATCTCTGCCCACAGTCCCGATCGAGTCCCGTCTGCCAGGCCGGCGCGGCGGCCAGCAGCGGACACGTCCTGGCACGGGAACCCGCCGCACAACACCTCTATCGGGGCGACCTCGGCGACGTACAGCCAGTCAACAAGCGTGATGTCGCCGAAGTTCGGCACGTCCGGCCAGTGGGCGGCAAGTACTTTCGACGCGTCAGGGTCGGCTTCGCAATGCCAGACCGTGCGGCCACCGGTGACGTGCTCGACGGCTAGGTCCAGACCGCCAGCACCGGAGAAGAGGGAACCGATTCGGGGCGTGGTCATTCGCCACCGCCGAGCTTTTCGGCCCACTGCACCGCAACCGCGGCGACCTGCACCAGTTCCTCGATTAGCACTCGGCGCGCGGTTTGTTCGTAGCCCGCAACGTCTATGGCGTCTTCGAGGAGTGTCGCCGCCTCGATGGCTTCGGCTAGTTCCTCGATGAGGATGTCAGCCCACGTGACGTGCCCGCACCTTGCGCGAGAGTCGGTACGCATCTTGGCTTCCGCGGCGGTCGGCACGCAATAGAACCGTGCAGCCGTCGTGGGGCTGTAACCCCACATGTCTGGGTTGATGTTCTGGTGGTTCTGTTCGCCCCATTTGTCTTGTTGCCGTTGGCGTTCGGCGGCGACGAGCTGCAGGACGGTTTCGGTGTTCATCATCGGCGGGCGCCCCGGTTCCAGAATGGTGTGCGTGCGCGCAATATGCCGGTGAATGGTTCACCGCAGCCGGCGGCACCCCAGTCGCTGTGCGGGATGAACCGTTCGACATCGAGGGTGCTAGTCACGCCGTGCTGGTTCATGATGAATCGGCCTGCGGGGCACCAGAATCCCCAGTCGCGGGTGCGTGGTCCGGTGATGACGATGGTCCAGCAGCAGTCCTCGCGTTCCAGCAGCGACATCGGGTCGTTGGACTTGGGTAGCTCGACGCGGTGGCGGGTTTTCGCTGCCCGGTACGCCATGGACAGCCAGTGCCGTTTGATGCGCTTGCCGTCTTCGCGGTGCTCGTAGTAGTGGCCGGCGAGCACGAATGACCAGAACCACCACGGGTGGTCGTGTAGGGCGCGGTCGTCGTCGGACCGGATGAACTGGTGCAGGTAGATGTTCAGCCGCTTGTTGCGCGGGATCAGGTACCAGCGCAGCATGTACGGGTCGTCTTCGCCGCCGATCGCAATGTGATGCTGGCCGCGGATCAGCTTGCCGAACCACTGGCGCAAGGTCAGGTCGGGTGTTTCGGTCATTGGGGTGTTACCTCATCGGTGAGGGGTTGGACACTGGCGGGGGGTTGAATATCGGGGTCGCGGCCACCGAAGTAGCGCAGCCGCAACCCGTCTGGCGCATCTGGTGCCAGCGGTTCGCCTTCGACCACAGTGCGGTCCGTGTCCGGGTCGTACGTGACGGATACGACCCGGACCGGACGGCCTTCGAAGGTTTCGCCGAACTGCTGGCCGATCGTGAACTCGTCGGTGCGGTCGCCGACGAACTTGGCGCACCTCACGCGCCGCTCCCCAGTTCGACCACGACCAACGGTTCGGCCGCGGGCTGCGGCGGTAATTCATCGGGCAGCGCCGCAGCCGGTAGCGGTGTCAGGGCGAACATCTCGCCGTGTTCACGCGCCAAATTGCTGAGCCATTGCAGGATTTCGGTGTCGACGGCGAGCGTCCCGAACGCGGGTGTCTTGCCGGGGTCTATTGCCTCGGCAAGCGCCGGATACTGCTCGCGCACTACGGTCCTGCACGCTTCGAACGCTGGCGCCATCTCGGACACGAGCGGCACATAGCCGAGCATGTAGCCGAGCACGTCGTACACCTGGGATAGCAGGCAGAAGATGCGGTCGGGGTTCCCGACGGCGAGGGTGACGACGACACCGATGGGGAACTCGCGCGGCTCGACGCTGGTCATGAGATCCACCAGCCCGGCGAGTCGAGCATCGTGACGGCTCCGATGAACGCCGAGGCCACCATGAACAGCAAGAAGGCTGCAGCGTTCCCGGCTGCCGCCTTGTGGCGACGCCGCATGCGCCGTACCTTGCTGCGGCGCTGCAGGCGGCGTGCTCGTTTCGAATCCCGGTTCCGCAGGCGGCGGCGCCGCACCTCGTCGACCGGCACGTCGCCGAGGTACACGGTTTTGTTCTGCAGCGCGCCCAGGATCGCCAGTTCGTAAGCGTTCGGTTCACGCACGGGTTCTGTGTCCGAGTGGTAGTGCGTGGCGGGCTCGTCGTCGGCAGGTGGTGCGACGTCGTCCTCGGGGGTGGCGTCGCTGTCGGCGTTGTGGCAGCGACGTTTACCGGTGGATCGGTGCTGCCACGCCTGGTCCGTGTGGTTCCACTCGACGGCTAGCCCGCACACGGTGCACGGCGGCAACGGCGCCCCGTCTTCGTCCTCGATCAGTTCATTCAGCACGTCCGGGCTGATGTCGAGTTCGATGTCGTGTAGATAGTCGCGGATCTTGTCGACGCCGTGCAGCTGCTCGGCTTGGCGGTGCCGCTGGTATTCGGTCATCCGTGAGGGCTGCCGGACCGCGCGTGCGGCCCGGCGCCGAGCACGGCTCGGATTACCCCTCATCGCTGAACTCCGGGCCCGTCTCGGCGGCGGCGGGAGCGGCGTCGCCGGTGGCTTCGGCGGACGGAACAGCGTTGCCGTCGACGACGTCGATCATGGATCCCTGGTTTTCGTCAGGGTTGGCCGGCGCCTTGCCGCCGTGCTTCCAGGCTGTGACGAGTTTGCAGCGCCGGTAGGCGGTTTCGTCGCTGTCGGGGGTTTCCTTGTCGACGCCCTTGGACACGACGCGTAGCCGCACAACGATGTCGATGTTGTCGCACAGCGCGGGCGGCTCGTCCATGACGAGCAGGACGTTTGGTCCTAGTCGTAGTTCCGCGCCGCCGTCCTCGTTCGGGATGTCGTCGAGGGCGTTGGTGGACTTCAAATCCTTGGGTTTGGTTGTGGCTCCCATGGCGGTGTTATCTCCTTGCGGTGGTGGTGGTTTCCGGCCCGGTTGAGCCGGATGCGGCCGAAACATCGGCCGGGTCTGCGGTGGGGTCAGTGACCGTCACGATGACGTCACCTGCGGCATCGGGCTTCGAAATCCAGACCGACGCATCGGGGCTGTACCCGAGCTGAACTGCGTTGCTAGATACCACCTGTAAGTCGCGGAGTTTGAGGCCTCCGCAGGCGGTGAACTTTCCGGTGCGCGACATCAGCTCTGGTCACTCTCGAGGCCGAGTTCGCCTTGCTCCCCATCGACGTCGGCGGCGGGCGCGGTGTCTTCTGCCGAGTCCGGTTCCTTTGCGTCCCAGGCGCACAGGATGTCGCCGAGGCTGTCGGACAGCAGGTCGTCGGAGTCCTTCTGCCAGTCGTTCAGCGTCTTGACGATGTCGCGGAGCTGCGCATCGGTCATCTCGTCGCGGTGCTCGGGCATCTTGTCGGCGCCGGTCAGTACCGCGATGACGATGCGTTGTTCTTCGGGTTCGGTTGTCTTGCCGGCGGCGAACAGCTGAAACATGCGGTTCAGCCACTTCTGCCGCGCCGACGCGGACATAGGCTTGTCGTCGTCCGCGGCAGAGGCGGGTTGTTCGGGTGCCGCGGATGCTGCGGCAGCGCGCTCACGCAATGCGCTGGCGCCCTTCGCGCGCTGCGGTGGGGTTTTGCGTTCCTCGACAACTTCGCCGTCGATCACGGTCGGCTGTGCCGCGTCCTCCAAGATGAGCCCGCCGAGCTGGTCAGGGAATGCCATCTGAATTGCGTTGGCCTCCGCGCACTTCCGGAGCTGATTGCGTGGCATTTTCTGCCACATCGAATTGGGTCCGCGGTCGTTGCCCGTTCCCGACTCTTGGACGAACTCGTCATAATGCGCGACGAACGTGTTCGGTTTGCCATCTCGGAATACAACAAACTTCGCGGCGGTCGGCGCCTTCTTTTCGGGCCAGACCTCCCGCCATTCACCGTCGTCGCCGCACCATAGAGGCTCACTGGATTCGTACTCGACGCCGAGTGCTGTGGCGATTTCCCTTGCCCGTCGGCGGAATCCGAGAATGCTGACCTGAGTCGTGTACTTGGTGACCCAACGAACCACCTTCCGCTGTCCATCACCACTGGGGTTCGGTTCATAGCTGGCCACCTGTGTATTCCGGCCGATCATGTAGATCTCTTTCGCGAAGGGATCCAGACCCGACCGCTGGCAGATGTGGTGGAACAACTGCATTTCGCCTTCGCTGGCGTCCTCCAGCCCCAGCATGCGGCGGACAGCGAGATTGAATTCGGCGAAATCCTCGGGCACAGCGCCTGGCTGCGGCTGAGCGACGGCGATCTCGCCGGCACGTTGCGCTGTTGGGTCGGGCCAGATATCGGCGGTCTCGGTGGTAGCGGTTTTCGTAGTGGTTTCAGTCATGAGGGGTTGTCTCCGTTCAGGAATCGGATTTGTTCGGGGGTGACACCTTTGGCCGCATAGAGCGCGACCGAGTTCTTGCCGGATTTCTGGCGGTGCGCGATCTTGACGCCGCCGAATTCGGCGCGCTTGTCGCGTTCCATCCGTTTCATCAGCATGTTTTTCGCGCCCTGATAGTTCTCTTCAGCGCGGTCGAATTCCTGCCTGGCCGTGACGAATTGCAGAGCCTCTGCAGCATCCAGGACCGTGGTGGCATCCGCGTTGATTTCGGGGTTCATCTCGCGAATGCAGCTGTAGGTGTGCACCGTGTTATCGAGGTCCGGCACGTTATCGGACTGCATTAGGCCCCAGAACTTCTGCGCTTCGTCGAGGATCCACGCCGCCGTGCTCGGGTCGAACTCGATTTCGTAGATCCGCTCGTTGTAGTACGGGCCCACGACCAGCAGGTGACCGGGAAGGTCCGTCCAGCCGGTGAACAACATTTGCGTCATCACCTGGGCGGCATAGTCTTCCGGGCAATCACCGGTCAGGTCGTCGCCGAACAGTTCCAGATCGTTGAAGTGTCGGGCCGACTTGAACTCGACGACTCGCCGCGACCGTCCCCGGACGCCGCGCCGGTCTACGGTGGCCACACACGGGAATCCGAATTTGTCGGGGTCGATGTGCACCTGCACTTCGCCTTCGGATAGCCGCCATCCGGTGTTTCGGCGACGCCACCGGTTCGCCGCATACGCTTCCAGGTCATGACCGATGTCGAAGATCTCTTTGGGCGGTTCCGGATCGACGAGTCCCTTCATTCGGTGCCACAGCCGGTACGCCGACTCATATCGGGAAACCCCCAGGACTGCAGCGACTTTCGATGGTGTGATGACCTTCGACCACTCCGGTGAACCTGGTTGCAGAAACTCGGGATCGCGTTTGGTGTAAATCCCGGTGATACCGGTGGTGGGATTCGCGGTCATAGCGGCATCACCTTCAACATGTCGGCGACACACCCGAATTTGGATATGCATTCACACGCCTGCTGCGGCATGGCGCCAACCAGATCCGCGACGTCGACGTTGAGCGCCGGGGCGGTCATGACGCTTTCCTTTTCCGCGCGTTGGGCTTACGTCTCGTCGTGTGCGCATGCTCCAATAGCTGCGCGGTCAACCGAAGCTCGAAGACACTCCACGAGAAATGCACGTCTTCGCCGTACGCCTGGCTGATCTCGGCGAGTAGCGCTGCAGCACGCCACATCTTGTCCGCGGTATCCGGTGGTGGAGGTGGACGGCGGGCCATTCAGATCACCTCCCCAGCGCTCGGGCATGCTTCGGTCGCGTCGTCGGCATGAACCCACTTACGCGATCCGAGCCCGTAATAGATCTGGCGCCCGCATTGGCACTGTTTCGAACGTTCGGCCGGCTCATTGGGTTGGCGACGGCGGGACGTTCCACCGCCGTCGCCTGATCCGGTCACAGCCCCAGCGCTGCTACCGGCTGCCTTGATCGCGTCCCGAATCTCACCGAGCACCGCCAGCAGTTCTGTTTCGAACGGTGTCAACGGCTTCGAGGTGAGCCGATCCCGTGCTTCCTTCGCCGCGATCTCAGCGGCACGCACATCGGCCGGGTTGGGTCCGAATCCCATCAGCGGGCCCCCTTGCCCACCATGGGCGGCACCGGGCAGCGGCCGAAGATCTCGGCGACCCGGTTATGCACCTGCATCCGCCACGGGCCTGCGTTCCACACGCCTTGGGTGGTCACAGGTTTCGCGAGCACCTGATATCCGCAACCCCGCGGGCAATCCAACGTTTCCGGCTTCGCCTCACGCGGGCACGCCACCGGCGCGGTCTCGACGGCGCTCATCGTCCGGTCCCAAACCGGAACGCGCCGGCGAGCATCCTCAATGCGGTCTCGGCTTGCCTTCGGCTGCCAACGACGATGCTGTCAACACCGGCGTCATGCCGTACCTGTTTGACTTCCCATGTTCGTCCAGCGGGCGACGGCCATGACCACGCCACGCTGTTCAAGCCCACGTGCGCAGTCAGTTCCACCCATGGCCGCGTGTTGCTCTCGGCGATCCTGATGTCCACACAATCGCGGTGCTGTCTTACCAACCGGCTGATAACTTCGAGCGTTCCTGTGATCTCAGCTCCGCAGCCGCATAGCTTCGTTTTGGTCCGGGGATCGGCTACCGCGGTGCTCATCAGGCGACCCGAGTTGGTGCGACGACAGCGGGTGTGTGGTCGGGGGTTTGGCTGTTCGCCGATTCCACGAACCGGTTCCACAACGCGACATGCCGAGGGCAGTAAGCCTCGATCGACAACTTGATGACCCGGCCAGCGGACTCATAGGAAAGGCCGTCGTTGTGGATCAGCTGCCCGACAACCGCGATCCCGCCGAACGTCGGGGTGCTGTCCAGCAGCGCGCACACGGTCTGCGCGGTCTTGCCCGTGTAATCGATGACCGGATCGGCGTGAGCGGGCGCCGGGCTGACCAGCGCAGCCACGGCAGCACCGACACCTGCGGCAATCAGTAGACGGGTATGGCGAACGGAACTACGGTGTTGCATGCCGACTCCTCGGTTGAAGGGTTGGTGGTTAGGACCCCTGACGGCGGGCGAGTACTTTGGCGAGTGGCGAACCCGCTGTCAGGGGCATATTCAGTTGTGTTTCAGCACTGTTTAGGTGCGACAGGTTTCGACATAGGCGCGCATTTCGTCGGCGTCCCAACGCAACTCACCGCCGATACGGAACGGCCGCGGCCCGTCATAGGTCTTGCCGCGGTGCCACCTCCGGAGCGTCTCCTCGGTTTTCCCGACGAGGCCGGCTGCGACCTTCGTCGATACGAGATTCCGCGGCCTAGCAGGAAGAACGTCAGCAGGCGGCGAAGGAGCAATCGTGAGCGTCATACGGAATCCCGCTTGGTGCCAAATTCACTGATTCGCCTCTGCACCATCAGGACTCACCGCCTGGCAGCGCCCGTAATACGGGGAGAATACTGAGTTGGTACTGGTTAGCCTGCGAGTCCCCCAGCTTCTGCATGGTCGGGACGAGGGCAGTCACCAGCTCTGGCAGCGCATACGGAAGTAGGTGCCACGCGGTGCCGGTGAACCAGAACTTGTTGCGGTGCGCACGCTTTGGCTCGGTCGAGCTTTCTTTGAGCCAGCCAGCCTCACGAAGTCCACGGGCGAGCTGTCGGGGAGAGTAGTCGAGACCGTAGCGCTGACGCACCAGTGCGGACACTTCGCCCCAGCTCCAAGCACTGCCCGAGATGCCAAACTCTCGGGCGCGGCCATCGCGCATCATCTGTGGAATGACCTCGTGAAATACCCAGCGCTGGAAGCGATAGACGCCTTCGCGGACCTTGACGTCCTTTATGCGGTTTACGTCACGCTGGCCGATCGCCCGGTAGAAGCCAGGTTCGGTGAGAAACCAAACCCCCTGGTCAGACCGAGGGCGCGCGGGCGCGCCCTGGCTGACCAGGGGGTTTGCATCGGCGAATTCGTCAATCTCTGCGATGCAGATCGGCTGAGAGTCACGGTCTACAACGAGCACTTTCTCGTCGGCATCGAGGTACCGGACCATGTCGGACGCCTTTCGGAATCCGAGTTGGCGGGCGACGACCATGCCGTTGATGCGGAAGCTGTCGCCTTCCGGGATCACAGGGAGCTCAAACTCCCCGTTGGTGAAGAGCTGCGGCGTGCTCATGCTGGCACGTCCTCAGCCCGGTGTGGCGTCACGCGCGGCGCGTAGGTCGTGCTGATCGCACCTGTGGGGAGGCTGTAAGCGTGCTCCAACCCGGCGATGAGTTGCGCGCTCACGCCACGATGGCCCCGTTCAATAGCGCTAAGTGCGCCTCGGGACGGGCGGCTGCCAGTGACCTCTGCGACAAGATCACAGACCTCGTCGAGAGTAAATCCAGACACGCGCCGCAGGACTCCGAGCGACACATGCGGTGGAACTTTCGGATTTCTCCGCCTGGTGTAGCGGAGAACTTTGGTTTCCTTCGGCATGGCCCCGAAACTACACCGAATGAGACGGATGGCAAGCATCCGACACGAAACTTTTCCCAAAGTGGCAAACCGTCTCTAAACAGGTGTCTAGCAGGCCGTTAGACCCAAACGTTTACTTTCCCAAGTCCGGCCCCCCTGGTGAGATTCGGCCCGTTTCGGCACAAAGTTTGCCGAAACTTCTGTCACAATCGGTAGATGGCACCAAAAAATAGCGACCGGTTCGCAATGGTTGTCCGTGAGACGATGTCGCGTCTTGGACTCACCCAGGCAAGCGTCACCGAACGCGGCGGACCAAGCGACACAACCTTGCGGAAAATTCTCGACAACGAGCCCGTCGGAATATCGCCGACAACACTCAAGAAGATTGACGACGCATTCGGATGGGATCCAGGGAGTGCTGCCGCCACGCTTGCCGGCGGCACTCCCACTGTTTCAGGAATCATCCGCGGCCGATCCGGTCGGCCGATCCAGTCATTCCAAGCGATCGAGGGCGCCGAGCAGGAGGAACTTGAACTACTTCGCCTGGCCACAATCGTCATAGACGCACGCGACCTGGTCCGATCACAGTCAGGACCGCTCATGACAGCGTTAGCTGCCGTTCTAGACGAGGCGACTGAGCTTGTCACGCGACAAGTGGCACGCTCTAGATCTGACGATCTCGAAGACGCGCAATGGTTTATCAGCGAGGCGCGCGCAGCCAACACCATTCGCCGCAAGGGTGATACCTACGTGCTCGAAAAACACGAAAGTGCCCCCCGCCGAAGTGCCGCCTTCCCGGAATCGAATCGCGACGCCCATGTGATCAAAAAACGGGACGCTGGTTCCAGTTTGAGGGACACTGGGCCGTACAGAGACCTCACAGGTTTCGCCACTGAACAAGTGGCAGCGAGCCGGGACGACGATGTCCCGGATTTCAGTGAGAGGGGGATCTTCGATGGTGGCCATCCCGGAGCCAAATGAGCAAGGGTTCTTGGACCCGAGCACCGAGCCCTACCCGGCCACGCTCAATGATCTCCACGACCGTTTCGTAGCCGGGGCTCCAGAACACAAGAGCGAACGCCAGCGCCTGTTCGACGCGTTAGAACTACACTTAAACCTGTTGGCCGAGGTAGGCGGCGCCGGCAAGGTGTGGGTAGATGGCGGCTTCATCACATACAAAACCGCCGCTCCACGCGATGTAGATCTTGTCTATCTCTGCAGGGACGAGGCTCACATGGGAGCAATGCTGAGAAATGAACGAATCCATTCTCTGTTGACCCTGAAAAGTGTTGTGATCGGGAAACCGGCGCTCGGGGCATTAGCTCGGATGCAACCTGTCGGTGGGCTAGTGGATGCTTTCCTCACAGTGCCGGAAGGCCAGATGTACTGGGCAGGCATGTGGGCACGGGTCAAAGGGCCCGACGGTCGGCCTGTGCCGGGCGTGAGGAAGGGCTTCGTGGAGGTGACGGTATGAGTGTTGAGCCGTACAACGAGGATCTCAGGGAACTGGAATTCCTCAAGCAGAGGGCGCTCGAATACCGGCCGAGCGACCCTCTTGTCGAAAACTATCATCGGGCGTCGATTGAAATTGCTTGGGATGCCCTCGTTCCGGCGCCTGAGCCTCAGGCCACTGATCTGCTTCGCGTAGAGGTCCGCGGCGTGGAGACACTCAGCAACCACATGGCCAGCAAAGTTTCTGCCGCTGTACAGAATGCCGTCGTCAGGATGGACCGCTCGCTCAAGAACCCCAGGTCCGTGAATTCGGTTATTCGCCCGGAAGACCGCCTCAGAACGGAGGTGGTCCAGGATGGCGCGCAAGGCAATGTGATGTTCTTCCGCGTACCATCACCAGTGACAAGCACCTCGGCGCCGGGGCTGGACCTCGGCCTGATACCTGGTCGGGCGAGCACGGCACTTCGCGAGCTGATAACCATCCTGCCCGAAAACGCGGCCGATTTGCGGTCGTTCGTGGAGGAGATTGATCAGGCGGCACCGCTGAAACGTGTTGCTGTGCAAAATATTTCAGAAGCCGCCAAACTCTCGGAGCAGGGAATATCGCTTGATTTGATTACCAGCGGCGGAAGCATACGTTCAGTCTTGGACCGTGACAGCGCCGAAGCGCTTGACGATTTCCTGAAAGACCGCGAGACAATCGAAGACACGACAACAGTTTCCGGACTGCTCGACGGATTCCGGGGTACCCGACGCGTGTTTTACCTAATTACCAACAGCGGCAAAGAAATAGCCGGATCCGTCGAACCGGACATGCTCCCGAGGGTGCGTCATCTCGCAGGCAGAATGGTGACCGCGCAGCTTTCAACCACCCAATGGCGATCCCATACCGGCCGTCTGGGGCCAAAAGCCTACGGCCTCATCTCCATCGATCTCGAAGCCGAAACACCCCAACTATTCGAAGAATGACATCATGTCGCGAGGTAGACCACCACGCCCGATCGGGGTGCCCGGCAGAGTCAAGCTGACCGAGCTACGCCCCGGGGTATGGAAAGCACGCGTGCGAGTGCGGGATGTCACCGGTGAACGCCGAGAGATCAAACGCGTCAGCCCTGAGAAACGCGATTCACGAGGCCGGTCGATCCCGGATAGGGAGGGCGTGCGGGCCCACGATGCGGTGCTCGCGGCCGTCGCCGAGATTACGCAGTCGGAACTCGATGTGAACCTGTCCCCCGGTACGACGATCAGGACGTTGTGGTTTGACCACTATCGCCCGCACCTAGTCGAACAAGGGCGCGCGCAGGCAACGATTGACCGCTATGACCTCGAAGCCGCGGGTTTCGACTCGGCGTTTGGGCAACGGCGACTGTCCGAAACCGGAACGAAAGTAATCGAGAACTACCTGACTGCCGTGGGTAATACCCGCGGTCCTAGTTGCGCGAAGTCGTCACGCACGGTGCTGTCTGGCATGTACAACTACGCCATCCGGGTCAGCGACGGCGCGATCAAAGTGAACCCGGTGCGCGAGGTCAAGCTGACCAAGAAAAAGGGCGCCAGCAAGTCTGCTGGCGCCCGACACCTCACCGTCGACGAGGTCCGTCAGATTCTGATGGATGTTCGCACTTCCACGCTGCCCTGTCCGATCATCCTGTCGAGGGCTGAGCGCGCGAAGAACCGGCGGCGATACGCGCCGCCAACCGTGGCCGAGTTCTGCGAACGCGTCGATCTCGTCGACTGGATCATCATGCTCATCGCAACCGCACACCGCCGCGCACAGTCGCTTGCTGTCCGCTGGCCCGACATGGACCTCGACGCCGGCGTACTGCGGCCCGCCAAGAAACTAGACCGGATACCAGGCGGGGGTCTAGCGCTGGCGGACGTCGACGGCGACCCGAAAGCGGGCGAGAACGAAATCGCGCTGCCGCAGTTCGCCGTCGAGGCATTCAAGATTCGCAAGAAGCGGATCGCTGAGCGCAAGCTGATCCACCCAGATCCGATCGACCCGGCGTTCGAGGATCTGGTTTTCCCGAGCGCGAACTGGACGCCGCGCGATCCGCAGAACGTCGGCGCTGATTGGCGGCGCGTCCGGTCGGCGCTGAGTTTGCACGACAAGATCTCCGCCCACAGTTTCCGGAAGGCCGTAGCGACAATCCTGGACGACGCCGGGTTGTCTGCAACGGTTGCTGCGGACGTACTCGGGCACTCGGATCCGTCCATGACTCAGCGGGTGTATTTCGCGCGCAGGCGGACCCATCCGGCCGCCGCTGAGGCCGTCCACCAGGCCATAAGCGGATAG